GCAGTCCGAGCAGTTATAGCAGTTATTCGTATCAAGTGCTGCTGCGCGTGCGTCAGCTTCGGCCTGTGATGAGCAGCTGTAGCTGCTGTTGCCTTTTGGTGTGACTTGTGATCTGAACAGCATTATGTAGGCTCCTTTATAAAAACATGGACGACCGTCCGGCCGCCGTGGATGTGTGCGGTACCGACATGGCGGCCCGCGTCGTCAGGAATGCTGTCGCCCGTCGAGAGACAGGTGACCTGCCATTTGTGCAGCAGCAGCATGCCGGCTGGTCGTATCAGCCAGAGCGTTGCCGCGCCGTCCTGTTCATGAACGTGCGAGACGAATGCGCCGGCTGGCACCTCGATCGTCTGGCGTCTGACCGGATCGAGACGGTACTTGATGATACGTGCTGTCATAGCGGTTGTACCTCGCTGGCATAATACACGCCGACGCTGGCAGCCTTGTCTTCCAGCACGCCTTTGCGATGGTGCGCGTTGCCGTGCTTGGCGATGCAGGCGTCCATCGTGGCCGTCAGCTTGCGCTGTGCTGCGTCCGACAGCTTCAGGGTCATGCCGGACCGACGCAGGCCGACAGCGAACGCTTTGTAGAGCGTTTCGGTATAGACGCCGATGTCGGCACGGTCGGTGACGACCTCGACAGGTGTGTTGCTGTAGTGCCAGCCGGGGCGGTCTGCATCGGCAGGTGTGAAGGTGCGTTCGCCGGCACGGGACAGATCGAGCGACTCCCATATCGCGATGCCACCGCGATTGGTCAGCCAGTCGAGCAGGCGCGGTGCTTCGGCTGCAGTGACTTCAATTTTATACATGGTTGTCATGCCTCCATTCTGGTTAGTAATGCCCGTGCCTTGTCGGCGACCGGCAGTAGTTCTTGCTCCATGCCGCGCAGGTGCGCGACGGTTTCGACGGTGAATGCCATTGCCGCCAGCGTTTCCTGCATGTCGCGGAGCAGGTCGGCCACCGCCCGGCATTCGACTGGTGAGAATACGCCGCCGCCGATGCGGGTATGTTCTGCTGTGCGTGCGGCGTGCTGCAGGTTTGCTAGAAATGTTTTCATGTCATCAGTCTCCTATCGTGTAAAAGGTTTGTCCTGCTTCGTCCGTCCAGATGCGATCGGTTTCGCCTGACCGGATGTCGCCGCTGATCAGTTGCATGAACAGTGCGTTCAGTTCCATGTCGGTCCATGCGGCAATCTCTTCGTCCGACCATGCGCCGAAGCCTTTGATGTGCGCGCGGAATTCGTCGCGATCGTCGTCGTTGTTCAGCAGGTTGTAATCGGGCGCGTCTTCCACTGCTGCCTGCCACGTATCGCGGCCGGCGTTCGCGCCGATCTCCATGACGCTCGCGCTGTAATCCATCGGCGCGGCTTCGTTGTAGAAGCGGGTGATGTTGATGTCTGTCATTGCGGTTCTCCTTGTGTGAGTGAGTACATGGCAGCCCCCTGTCACGGGGCTGCACTGAGTCACTGTCACTTACTGCAGAAGCGCGCCGGCCTGCCGTTCCAGTTCGACCCGTGCGTCCTGATGCTGGACGTTGCGGGCCTGTGCGGTAACGGCGGTGATGACATCCCAACGGGACTCGATCGGACGACCCTCTTCAGCGTAGTGCGTGGCCTGCAGCGAATCGACCATGCGCTTGCCGAAGCGTTGCGCAAGGAATTCATTCACCTTGTCGTCGAGCTTGTCCTTGCGGGCATCCTCGATTGCGGCGATGACGCTGCCGGTGCTACTGCGGCTGTACGCTTCGAGGGCTGGCATGACCTCGCCGAGCCACTTGTCCGGTGCGCTGGCCGTGTGACGGATGCGGACCTCTTGAAACTCCTGCGCGCCCCATACGATGCGGTTGCAGCAGACGTAATCGAAGAGAAACGAAGCCATGCCGAAAGTCTGTGCGCCGACCTCGCTGTTCCAGAAGAAAAAGCCACGAGCGAGACTGCCGGATTTGCCGTTGCGGCGATTGGGTAGTTCGATGCGGTGCTGCTCATCGGCGAGGAACACGAACATGTCGCGATCGCCTGCAAACAGCGTGGTGTTTTCCTTGGTCACTTCGACCTGCTTGCCGAACTCGCCCGGCACCCTGAAGTCGCCGGTCACGCCATCGCCGAAGTGATTAACCAGCGAGTGCGTGATGTCGTCGTTCCAGATACGGCCGTAGCGCGGGCCAGTGGCTGCCTTCAGTACGCTGTCGCCGTTCTTGTAGAGCAGGACACCGACATCTTCGATGTTGCGCTTGAACTGCAGGCCGTAGTTGATGCAATCTGCAGCGACCGGGCTCGGTAGCGTGCGCAGGTAGCCGGCCGGTGCTTCAGCCAGTTGTGCCAGTTGCCCGAACGACCAGTGTGTCGGTGCATATCCGTTGATCAGCAGCCCCTTGTTGTCTTCGGTCGGCGATGCAATCAGCTTGCGCGACGACACGACTTTTTCGCCGGACAGCAGGCGCTGTTGCTGGAAGTGATCGAGCATGTCATTCAGATTCGTGTAACGCTCGTCGGCCGGGCGCGTTGCCCATTGGTTTGATGCTTGCATAAGTGTTCCCATTTGCTTCTCCTATGCGGGGTATCCGCCCGCTACGGTTACGGCAGAGTTGCCGGTACAGCCGCCTGTCACGCGGCTGTGGCTGCTACTCTAAGAGTGCATCAGGTTGCGGGTGCGCAGCGATGTCATCTCAATCACTGCGCGCTGGTAGGTCGGGAAGCGTTCGCTGCGGTTGCTGGTGCGGCAATCCATGACCTGCCATTCGGTCGGCTGTTCGATCCGGTCGGCGATACCGATGATCATGTACGGATAATCGGCACCGACGCTGTGACCTTGCAGGCCACCTGTATTGATGCCGTGGCCGGTGTAACGGACGGTGGTGGTCATGGCAGCAGCGCTTCAAAAAACGCTTGCGGCTTGAGCCCGCCGAAGCTGCCGGTCATTTCGTTCAGCAACTGCCCGCAGTGCTTGCTGGTGGTCACGCTGAATTTCTTCTCGGTCTTGTACGTCACGCCATCGATTTCAGCGACGACTGGCGTCTCATACGAGAAGCCGATCTGGTTGCCGTTGTTAAGTGTGAGGATGGTGCGGTTCGACCCTACTTGATTGAGCTTCATGGTCTGTATCTCCTGTGAGTGGTGGTTAATTCCACCGCAGCAGCGTCCGCGTGTGCAGGCGCTGCGTCTGTGGTTATCTGGCCGGACTTCAACTGAGCGGGGAGTGAGCGTCACTTCGCGCCGGCTTGTTGCTAGGGTGTTTCGATCGGATTGTTAAGGAGCGGCGGGTCACTGATGCACCCAACTGACGCCACTATACATGGCTCCATTGGAGCTGTCAAGGATTATTTTGACATCGGTTAAAAATGTGGGCACCCTATCGCCGTCGCCTAACCGATTGAGAAAAACTATGGACGCTTACTGCATCAAGATTTGCGTATCGCCGCAGGGCATCACGGTCGGTACGGAGCCGATAGCCGAAGAGATGGATGAGCCGCAGGGCACGCCGGTCAAGTCAATCGAAGAGGCGCTGCAGCAAGTGCAGGCGATCTACTCGCAGCAAGGCGAAGACCCGGCCGCTGCTGAAGCGCAGGGTGACAAAGACTTCACGAGCGGCTTTGCCTAGCATGGCTGCATTTACCGACGACGAGAAGGCTATGTACGTTGCGCTTGTGTGCCGTTCCATGAAGGATGGAATGACGGCACGCAAGGCTGCAGCGATGCATGGCGTACCGATCTCGTCGGTGTGGGACTGGTGCCACGCAAATCCAGTCTGGCTCGGACAGTATGAGGAAGCGCGCGGTGCTTTGTATCGTCACTGGGAAGAGGATATCGTCGAGATATCGGACGAGCAGCACGTCGGCCAGATCGTCAAGGACAAGATGCTCGGTCGAGAGATCGAGACGCGCGACATGACCGATCATCGCCGACTGCGCGTCGAGTCCCGCAAGTGGCTCCTGTCCAAGCTCAAGGCCCGCCAGTACGGCGACAAGCTCGCCCTTGGTGGCGCTGATGACCTGCCGCCTATCCAGAGCAAAGCTGACGTGACGCTCGCTCCTGAAGATGCCTACAAACAGATGATCGGGATCGGTGGAAATGGGCGCACCTGAACTCAACTGGCTTGATCCAGATTATGACCTTGTATTTAGGTCACGGATCGAAGCTATTGAGCGGCTGCGAGCAAAGCCAGAACTGGTGCCGGCCGTGCTTGAGTTCTACAAGGACAATCCGGTCGCGTTCATCACTGATTTCGGGATGACGTTTGATCCGCGTAATGCAGAGATTGGCAAGCCGACGATGGTGCCCTTCCTGCTGTTCCCGAAGCAGGTAGAGTTCATTAACTGGTTGGTTGAGCGTTGGCGCGGCCGCAAGGACGGACTGGTTGAAAAGTCACGTGACATGGGCGTGTCATGGCTGTGCGTTGCGTTCGCTGTCTGGATGTGGCGATTTCATCCCGGTACGGTGATCGGCTTCGGCTCACGCAAGGAAGAATACGTCGACAAGCTCGGTGACCCGAAAAGCCTGTTCTGGAAGGTTCGCCAGTTCATCGGCCTGCTGCCGCAGGAGCTACGGCCGCGCGGCTACGACGAGAAGCAGCACGCGCCACACATGCGCATCCTGAACCCGGAGAATGGAGCGGCGATCGTCGGCGAGGCTGGTGATAATATCGGACGCGGCAACCGGACCAGCATCTACTTCAAGGATGAGTCGGCCCACTACGAGCACGCCGAATCGGTTGATGCTGCGCTGTCGCAGACCTCGAACTGCAAAATCGACGTGAGCACGCCGAACGGGCCGGGCAACCCGTTCTATCGCAAGCGACATGGCGGCAAGATTGAAATTTTTATATTCGACTGGCATGACGATCCGCGCAAGGACGAAGCGTGGTATCGCAACCAGTGTGCAACGCTCGATCCGGTTGTCGTTGCGCAAGAGATTGACCGCAACTACGAAGGCTCGATCGCCAACTCGTTTATCAGCGGCGATCTGGTGCGCAACGCCATGTCGCGTGGTCCGATGGAAGTGCAAGCAACTGGCGGTCTGATGGCCGGTCTGGATGTGGCACGCTTCGGTGATGACAAAACGGTGCTGACGTTGCGTCGTGGTCGCGTACTGCTCAAGCAGGTCGTGTGGGCCAAGCATGATCTGGTGCAGACGGCGGCTAGAGCGCGCAACGAGATCGCTGCCTATAACATCCGATTGGAACAGATCGCCGTCGATACGATCGGCATCGGTGCCGGTGTGGCGGATATGATGCGAGCATGGTGGCCCGACAAGACTGACCATCGTACCGGCCGCATCACAAAGACTGTGATCGATGTCAATTCGGCAATCCGCATGGACGACGGCCAGAACTACAACCTGCGCGCCAAGATGGCAACCAGTGTCCGTGAGTGGCTGATCGGTGCGTCGATACCGAACGATCCTGACCTGATGACAGACCTGACGGCCCTGCAGTACGGCTATCGGGCCGGGGAACTGCTGCTGGAATCCAAGGACGATGCGAAGCGGCGCGGCATCAAGAGCCCTGACCGTTTCGACTCGCTCGCTTTGACTTTTGCTGTACCGCCGGCTCCTGTGGTTGAGGACCGGATGCCTGCTGTTCCCGCGTATCAACCACACTCGCCCGGCTCGGGCATGTAACCAGAGGAGTATGACAAATGACTTGGACAATTACAGGACCGACACAGATCAGCGAGGGCGATGGTAGCGCGCGTCTGATCGCATGGACTGGTGGTGCAACGGCTGACGGTGCGGCGACTGCCGTCGAGTTGCCTGAATGGGCTGACAACTGCGTGCAGATCATCGGCACGATCGGTGGTGCAACGGTCGTGATCGAAGGCAGCAATGACGGCACGAACTACAACACGCTGAACAATGCGCAAGGTGCTGCTCTGAGCTTCACGGCGCTGACTGATGCGATGAAGCAGATCGTTGAGCGTCCGCGTTACATCCGTCCGAAGATTACGGGCGGCGCTGCTACCGGCATCGGCGTGTATCTGCTGATGCGTCGTGCTAACCCGATGAGGACTTAAATCATGGCAAACAAATCCACAGTGGCGAGCGATCTGCGTCGTTTCGTTACATTCGTGCAGGGGCTGACGGCTGCGGCCGATACGCTCGACCAGATGCAGAGCATGGAAGAGACGGCCCTTGCTACCGAGCAGCGCGTGTCGGCTGCACAGGCGGCGCTGATTGACGTGACGGCGCAGGTGCAGGCTGCACAGACTGAACTTGCTGACGTGCGCGCCAAGGCAGCTACGAGCACACGAACGGCGCAGGCCAAAGCGGCGGGTATTGAAGCGGAAGCGGAAGTCAAAGCTGCAGGTATTGTCGAGGCTGCTCAACAGGTCGCGCGTGCTCAAGCTGAGTCGATCCTTGCTCCGGTACAGTCGCAGCGTGACGTGCTGTCCGAGCAGGTTGTGTCGCTCGGCGATCAACTCGTTCGGATGCGTGATCAGGAAACGGAACTGCGCACATCTGTTGCTGCAGCCAGTGCCGACCTAGCGGCGGTGGAGGCCAAGCTCGCAGCGGCACGGGAGGCCGTTGTCAAGCTGCTCGGGTAATTACAATCGCATCTACCCCAAAGAGGGTGGGAGGGAATGACATGGTTATAAAGTGTTCTCCAGAAATTACAGACTGCCCGTCACATACAGTAGGTGAGCGGCTGACGCACATCGAGCAGCAGCTTTCATCGCTGACGCAATCCATAACGTCGTACATGGATAAGCAGACCAGCATTGCTGTGGCGTTTCCAAAGGACGCGCATACCGGCGAGCCCGACTATGACGGCCATCGCTCTGCGCATGAGCAGTTCATTGCTGAGAGCAAGGCACGTACCGAGTTCTGGAAAAAGATGCGCTTCGAGTTGGTGAAGTGGGGGCTGCTTGGTTTCTTGGGCTGGCTGTTGGTGCAGGTCGTATGGCCGGCGCTGGCGAAGGGGCACGTGTGATGAAGGTCATCATTCGCCGTAGCAAGTGCATGCCGACCGGTACGATCGGTCGGCTAGTCGCCGAGGGTGGATTCGCTTGCGATACCCTCGAATTGCCATGGAAAGACAATCAGCGCGGCATGTCGTGCATTAAGGATGATAGCTACGTCGGCTGGATATGGCATTCGCCTACATTGGGCCGTCCGGTCATTCGTCTTGAAGACAGGCATGGCCGCAAAGACTGTCTGATCCACAACGCTACATGGGCAGGTGACGTGTCGCTTGATCTGGACGGTGATGGCAATGCCGGTGATCTGATCACGCAGGTGCATGGTTGCACCGCAGTCGGCATGGGTTACGGCATGATCCAGCGCAAAGATGGTGAGCAGCAGTTCGGCATCCTGTCGAGCAAGGATACGCTGGCTCGGCTGGTTGAGCACCTTGGTGCCGGTCAGCACACCTTCATTTATGTGTGGGACGCGGGGTGCGAGCCATGACAGAAGAGCGCCGCATGTCATTGGGCTGGCGGTTGCTGTCGAACCTGACGCGCCGTCCGTTCAGCCGGTTGGTGTTAGTCGTCACGATGTGGATGACATGGCGCGTGACGGCATGGGCATTTGACTTTGCCAACGCAACGGCAGGTGTCGGCGGTTATGACGTGGCGGCCACTCTGGCTGCAATTACCGCACCGTTCGCTGCATTGCAAGCGGCAGCATTTAAGGTCTATACGGAAGGGAAGACAACAGAATGAATCCACTGGTCTATGTTTTTGTCATGGTCGGTCTGCTCGCTGCTGGCGCGTGGGGCGGGTGGGAAGCGTGCAGCAACCGGCGCGATGCGCTGGAACTGGCAGAAGCCAAGAGCAAGAGCGATGCGCTGACGGCCATGGCCCATGAGATCGCAAAGATCGACGTGCGCAACGTGACGATACGACAGACACTTGAGACACAGACTCGTGAGGTGCCTGTGTATCGTGACTGTAAAAATACAGAAGCTGTGATGAAGACGATCAACGAGGCTCTGTCGGGAGGTAAATGACATGCCGATATTTGGATACAGCAATGGTACGAACCTTCGAGAACTGGCAAGACGACAGGTGCGCGCGAAGTTCCCTGATCTGCGCGAAGGTACGTCCGGCTGGTACCGCGCCGTCGAGAATCGTTACAGGAGACTGAAATGAAATCGCTGCTCCTGCTGCTCATGGCTGTCATGCTGAGTGGATCGGCCTGCAACCCGACACAACCTGATCCGGGCAATCCTGTCGCTATCTCGTCGTGTCCCGAACGACTGCCGCCACTGGTCGATGCTACGTTCGGCGCGACAGTCAATAAGCTGGTCGAGGTGACCGGTATCTATTTCAAATGTCGTACCGCTGCTGTAGGCACAACCAAGGAGTAACCGTCATGCCAAAATCAACCGATGCTTGTAATCGAATCCTCAACCTGCTGTATCGAGCAACCGCGTGGGCAAACGTAGCGGACAACGCCTCTGCTGCTCCACTTACCGATGTCTATGTTGCGCTCCACACGGCGACACTGACGGCGGTAACGAACTCGCAGGCTGAGAACGAGGTCGCATACACCAACTATGTGCGGAAGCCGGTCGCTCGTGGCGCGGGATGGGTCGCCGGTTCAGGCGGTTCGACGAGCAACGCCGCGTTGCTTCAGTTCGACCAGTCCGGTGCAACCGGCGCAACGCTGGCAGCGGTATCGACCGGCACGACCGTATCTGGCGCGACGGCGGTCTGGCACTACGGCGCGCTGAACAGTCCGATCACCATCGGCGCAGCAGCAAGTATCACGCCGCAGTTCCTCGCCAATGCGCTTGTCATAACGGAAACCTGATGCTGTTCCCACAATACCCATATCTTTACTCCTGCGCTGAATGCGGAGCGAAGGCCCGAGTAACCAAGGACAAGGTAAAACGAACATGCAACCACACGACAGCAACGATCAACGCGCCACGGAAGGTACTGCTGACGGGCGACGGGACACTGAACGGAGTACCGATGACAGTGCGACTGGACTGGCACCTGCGGCGGTTCCTGACGCGGCTGACGGGACGGTGTGTCTGAGCGCTCGGTTGGTCGGCAGCGGTAAGGCGGCGGGATGAGAGGTTTCCGCACTGTCGGAGAGTTCGCCAACGCTGATCTGCTCGGTCAGTGTTGGATCACGCAATTTCGCAAGGCTGTAGCGTCTGCGGCCACTACGACGAATGCGTGGATCGACTACAGCTATTTTGCGGGCAGTCCTGCTGCAAACTTCTATGCGTCGTCGCCATCTGTCGCTGCACTCGTTGAAGCCTCTCGTGGTATCTACGTGCCGAATGTTTCACCCATGACGCAGCACCTGAAATCCATGATGGTGATGACAGCAAACACATCCACAGCGGTCAATGCGCGGCAGCGGTTGGTGCTGTGCGACTACCTGCTGTACTACCCGTTCATCGACACGGATGCTATCGGCGAAGAGCAGTTGATGGACAACACAGTCCCGCTGCCGCGATACACCAGCGGACGGGTGATTGCGGTTGCTCAGTCTGCCGCTTCGACCATAGGGCAATTCACCTTCACCTACACCAATCAAGACGGTGTGGCTGGCAGGGTGAGCCAGAACGAATTCACCTTTGCGGTGGCCGGTGGCGGACAGGTCGTGTCGGCTGATGGTGTCGGTGCGAGCTACAACCCATACCTGCCGTTGCAACTCGGAGACACGGGCGTCAGGTCTATCGAGTCCGTGACCTTCACTGCGGCAGGCGGCGGGTTGATGGCGCTGGTAATTGTCAAGCCACTGTTCAACGGATATGTCACGCAGGAATGTCGAACGACAACCGGTGTCGCTTACGGTGCAGCAGACGAATTCATGTCGTTGATTCACGCAGCAGGCGCTCCGCAGATCAAGGACGGTGCGGTGCTGAATTTCTTTGCCGAGGGAACAGCGGGATCACTCGCGTCGTCCATGTTGGTCGGCACCCTCGAAACTGTATGGAACTGAAGGAGTATTATAAAATGGGGTTCTCCAGTCAAGACGACCTGATCACGCAACTGACCGTCAATGGCAAGGGTGATACAGTCACAACGACCAAGACGCTCGCTGCTGCGCAGTTGGCCGGCGCATGGACTCTGCTGGCAGGACACGCAGGGTATCCACCTGCTGCGACCTTTACCGGCGCAGACCTGACTTACGTACCGACGGACGACACGTGGTCGGAAGGTACGATCTATACGGGCGGTGATGTCTCGACGGCGACCAAACATTTCCTGACTGCCGGTGGTTGTGCTGTCGCTGCGGCGGGTGCGCCGTGGTACATCATGGCGATTGACCTTGTGGGTTTCGTCCCGCTGTCCGGTGCGAACGTATCGAGCACGGGTGCGAAGACAGTGACTATGACGGCCATCGGTTCCGGCGCTGGCAAAGGCGATCGGTACGCCGCAGGTGCCGGACTCAGGATGTTCGTTGCGGCAGATACGGCGCTCGGCGCGAATGCCCCGACTTGCGTCGTTGCGTACAAGAACACGGCAGGCGTCTCACACAACACGACGACATTTACTTCTACCGCATCGGTTCCGGTGGGTGGATTGTTGAATACCGGGGCGGCGGCGAACAAGTACAACCCGTTCCTGCCGCTGGCCGCTGGCGATACCGGCGTGTCCGACATTGAAACGCTGACATGGGCCGGTACTGCTCACGCGTCGGGTACGGTCATCATCGGCCTGTGCAAGCCGCTCTGGACGCTGCCGCTGCCGGCGACAGGCCTTTACAACAAGATGGACTTGGTGAATGCCATGCCGTCGATGCGTCAGATCAAGGACGGAGCGAACATCCAATTCCTGCTGTTCCAGACGGGCGCGACGACTTCGGCAGGTACGGTCAATGTCGACTTCGACTACGGCTACGGAGGCTGATTGTGGATAGGCGGATACTGGATTTGGTCAAGGACTTCGCGCAGTGGCAGGGCAACACGTTCACCCTTGCCAATCTGATCGTGGAAGCACAGAAAGAACTGGACCGGCAGAAGCTGACCGACGCCGGCTTCCCCGAGGCTGCGGAGTTGCTCTGATGGCCCTGCGCTGCAACGGCTATCAGTTTGCCTCTTGCGGCATGCAGTACGCCGGGGCGGCTGCTGTGTTGAGCGCCTACCCGTCTGCGCTACAGAGGAACTTCTCGCAGACCGGTCGGATCAGGAACATCACGGCGGGGGAGGGAATCACTAGCGGACTGGTTGGTATCCCTTCCGGCTACCGTCACCCTGCCGCATGGATGATGCCGCAGAAACCGGGGCTACTGGCCGCTCGCAACACGGCCATCGGTAGCGGTGGTGTGTCCAGCGCCACTATGCAGTCTGGCTATAACATCGCCGCAGGCATCTCTGGTGCTGGTGACATTCCCGGTTGCGACATCGGCCTGATCGTATCTATCGCGGCGGTGCTTACAGCCAGCGGTGACATCAGTTCGGCAGACGCAACGGCACTGGCGACAATGGTAGCGACCATCACTGGTTCTGGTGACATTGCAGCAGCAGCGGCTGGCCTTGCTGATCTTGGCGCGGCGCTCACGGGTGCTGGCGTTGTCGTTGCCGGCAACACCGCACTGATGGACATAACGGCGACCATCCGTGGTTACGGCGACCTGACGCCGGAAGGTGTGCGCGATGCTGTGTGGACTGCTGTGCTGGCGAACTACCCGGATGCTGGCACGGCAGGTCTTGCACTGACGAATGCTGGTGCGGGCGGAAACCCGTGGTCGGCAATCATCGAGAGCGGGCTGACGGCTGAAGAAATTCTGCGCATCGTCGCTGCCGCACTTGCTGGCAAGGTCAGCGGCGCTGGTACCGGAACAGAAACCTTCGTCGGCCTTGACGGCACGACGAACCGTATCGTCAGCACAGTGGATGCCAGCGGTAACCGATCGTCGGTGGTTGTTGATGGCACTTAGTCATTTTGCCGCCTTGCACTTCGGCGCTAGACAGTTCATCGCGCTGGCCGGGGAGCGCGGCTTCGTCGAGGTGATGCAGGACTACATCGTCCGTGCCCGCCGTCATTGCCGGCGATAGCCGGAACCTATTGACCGTCCTGCCTTAATAGTTTATAACTATCAACAGTTTTGGAGCGCCCCTAATGGACGACCAGCAACAGCAGCCTGCCGATGAGGAAAAGACCAAGCGTCTAGCCGCGCTGGCAGGGCGTCTTGTCGAGCTTCGCAAGGAAGCCGTCGAGGGGCGCAAGTCGTCAGGTATCGAGGATGTCTGGAAGGCTGCCGAAGAGGCGTACCTTGGCATTGACGATGTCAATCGCGCGCAGTGGGAAAAAGCACAGTGGGCGAAGCCGACCTCAATGCAGGGGCCGCTGACTCGCGCAACGACTGGTGACGGCACGGACAACCGCAGTACGGTGTTCATCCCGCTGACCGCACGCTACGTCGATGCGGGGCACGCAAAGGTGTCTGAGCTTCTGCTGCCGATGGACGACAAACCCTTTGCGTTCGATCCGACTCCGGTGCCTGAGTTGATTGCTGCTCGGGACATGCTCAAGCAGGTCATGCAGAACGGTGGTGAGTTTCCGCCGCAGCAACCGCAGCCGATGGCCGCTGCTGTCGCGCCAGATAGCCTGATGACGCAGCAGCCGGCCGCGTCGATGCAGCCGGTACCGCAGACCCCACAGGATGCGTTTGCCGCTGCCAAGGACGCTGTGGCCCGTGCCACGACTTCAGCCAAAGCCGCAGAGAAACGCATCTACGATTGGATCGTCGAAGCGAAGCATGCGGTTGAGATGCGCAAGGTGCTGTTCGATTCAGCACGTATCGGCGTCGGCATCCTGAAGGGACCGTTCGTTGAGTCACGTACCTCTACTGCGCTGACGCGTGATGAAGCAGGTAACGTCGCGATCGAGATCAAGAAGGAACGCAAGCCCGGCGAGCGTCAGGTTGATCCATGGAATTTCTTTCCCGATCCGGCGTGTGGCGAGGATGTAACGAAGGGGTCGTACTGCTTCGAACGCGACTACATGTCGCCGGCACAAGTCAAGAAGCTGCCTGCTGTCGGTAGCTACCTGCCGGATCAGATCGAATTGGTTCTCGATGAAGGCCCGTCGAAATGCTATTTGACTGAAGACGGGCAGCGCAATCCGAGCGCGGTCGATGACCCGAAGATCAAGGCGAAGCGGTTTGAGCTTTATCACTTCTACGGTGAGATCAGCGCCGAAGATTTGATGGTGGCGAACGAGAACCTCGCCAGCAAGGTTGCCAAACGCGAGACGTATCACGTCACTGCCACGCTGATCAACGAGCGCGTCGTGCGCGTCGTGCTGAATCCTCTCGATACTGGCCGCATGCCGTACCGTGTGTTCCCGTGGCGTCGTCGCTCCGGTCATTGGACTGGTGTCGGTATTGGCGAGCAGTGCTCGCCGGCACAGGTGATGTGCAACGGCGCCACGCGCGCCATGCTGACGAATGCTGGTCAGTCTGCCGGTGTGCAGTTGATCATCGACCGCACGTCGATCGTTCCTGTCGATGGCAAGTGGATCATCACGCCGAACAAGGTGTGGGTCAAGAAATCCGACGCAACGATCGATGACATGACGAAGGCATTTACTGCCGTCGAGATTCCCGATCGGCAGCAGTCGTTGATGAACATCATCGAGTACTCGTTCCGTATTGCCGAAGAGAGCACAAACATACCGCTGATCAGCCAAGGGCAGAGCGGTCCGTCACAGCCCGACACGTATGGCGCTGCGGCGCTGCAGAACAATAACGCGAACCAGTTGCTGCGCAGCATCGCAACGACGTGCGACGACTGCATCACCGAGCCGTTGATTCGCGACTACTACGAGTGGCTGCTGCTCGATCCCGATGTACCGAACGAAGAGAAGGGTGACTTCAACATCAATGCACATGGTTCGTCTGCTCTGGTTGAGCGCGCGATTCAGGATCAGGTCATTCAACAACTGGTCGAGCCGTCGCTTAATCCCGCCTTCGAGTTGAGCCCGGCGCGCGTGATGGAAGAGTACCTGAAGAGCAAGCGCATCGACTACCGCAGCCTGAAGCTGACCGACGAAGAGAAGGCAGAGATGGCGAAGCGTCAGCCGCCCCCGCCGCCTGCAGTACAGGCCGCACAGATCAGAGCGCAGGCGCAGATGCAGAGCGACAAGTTGCGTGAGCAGACTGCTCAGTTGCGCATCAAGAAAGACACAGATCGTGATGCTGTGTATGTGCAGGCCGAGACGCAGCGGACACAGGTTGAATTCACATCACGTCGTGAGGAACTGGCCGTGCGTCGCGAACTGGCGCTAATCGAATATGCGAATAAAACGAAACAAACCTTAGAAACCATTAAAGCGAAATTGGCTGATACCGTCCTTCGCTTACGTACACAGAAAGAACTCGCTCTTGGTGCCGCCACGATCGATCTTCATAAGCACAGGAACCCAACTCCACAGGTGGCTACCCCCGGAGTTGAAGTTCCGGGCCGTGCTCCAAATGGGGAGGCGTTTCAAGCATGAGCACGGGCATCTACTTGATAACGAATAACACGACCGGCAAGCACTACGTTGGCAGTGCTGTTAATGTCGCGAGCAGATGGCAAGGTCATAGAAGTCGACTCCGTAAGGGGCAACACGCCAACCAGATTTTGCAGAATGCGTGGGTCAAATATGGCGAAGCTGATTTCACCTTCGTGATTCTTGAGCACGTTCAAGATAGAGCATTGCTGCTACAAAGAGAACAATTCTGGTTAGATATGATTACCCCTGCTTTCAATATCTACAAGGTTGCGGGCAGTCCGGCAGGGTACAAACACACCGATGAAGCCAAACAACAAATGCGTGAGAGGATGTTGAACTACCGGCACACGGACGAAGCCAAGGCACGTATTGCTGCGTCGAAGATCGGAAAGGCTCGCCCTGATCATGTGAAGAAAGCATTGCTAGATGCAAACATCGGTCGCAAGCAAACCGCCGAGCATGTGTCAAAACGAGTGGCTCATCTTGTCGGGAAAAAACAAACCGCCGAGCGTATAGCAAATCGAGTGTCGCATTTTGTCGGGAAGAAGCGTCCGGCAGATGTTGTTGCCAGAATGGTAGCGACGAGAAAGCGCAACCGGGAAGCTGTATTACAGGAGCAACCAGCATGATCGACGAACTGGTTTCCCGCACCTTCGCCATGCGTGACGCTGCTCACCGCGAGCACTTCCGCACGGACAGCTACGCTCGGCACATGGCGCTCGGTGCGTTCTACGAGGCACTGCCCGGTGCGGTTGATGCGCTGGTCGAAGCGTACCAAGGTATGTTTGATCTGGTCGGCGACTTCGACGTGACGCTGCCGAGCGGCAAGTACGACATCGAGTCACAGATGCAGGACGACATCGACTGGCTGCAGGCCACTCGCGACGATACGTGTCAGGAAGACCCGTCGCTGCTCGCGCTACTGGATGATGTTGTGGCGCTGTATCAGAAGACGCTCTACAAGCTGAAGAGGCTGGCATGAGACTCAACGACGCCCAAGCACTGAACCCCTTGTGGCAGGCGCTGCGTGCTCACTACACGACACGTCTCGCGCAGCTTCGCATGGACAACGACAACACCGCACTGAGCGAGAAGGAGACTGCTGTGCTGCGCGGTCGCATCGCTGAGTGCCGTGCGATATTGGATATGGATTCACCCGAGCCGGAAGCAATTACGGTTCAGGGAATGTAGGTGCCGCCGACCGAGAGGTCCACGGCAAGGATGACGACCCACGGAAACGCCGGTCGTCGATGAGCAGCAGTTGATTGGAGCCTGATATGGACCCTGAAATTGAAGAAGTTGTAGCACCGACAGCAGAGCAGGAAGCTGCTGAGTTTGATGGCGGGTTTGGTGACGATGTAGCTATTGTTGCCGCGCCGGCTGACGAACAGAAAATGGCGCAGATTCCCGAAGACGAATACCGGAAGCTGCTTGATAGCGTGGCGAAGATCGAAGGGATCGAAGGCGCGCTGGAAAAGCAATTTGGTACAGCCTTTGGCAAGATCGGCGGCATTGAGCGTGTGCTTGATCAATTGAAAGAGTCGGCTCCCGCTGGTGGAAAAATCGAACTGTCGAAGGAAGTCGTTGCCGATCTGGCAGCCGAGTTTCCCGAGATGGCCGAGCTTCAGTACAAGACCTTGCAGAAACTGGTCGACGTGCTGAACACCACTCGCACAGTCACCCCGGCTCCGCAAGAAGCCGCCCAACCTTCAGCGCCTGTCATTGACGAGGAGGCCATCGAGCGCCGAGTCCGTCGTGCGATCACTGAAGAGACGTTGAACGAATTCGACGAGAAGTGGAAGGAAACCATCGGTCTGCCTGATGACAAAGGGGTAATTCCCGATACACCATTCAGGCAATGGCTTGTCAAACAGCCGAAGGAATACCAGACACGCGTCCGATCAACGTATAGCGCCACGGTCCTTACGGACGCGCTGACCAAGTTCAGGGCAGCGCAGACGAAGGCGCAAGGGCGAAGGGAAGTTCTCGACGCCGCAGTTGAAGTAACGGGTAGCGGAGGGCAAGCGCCCAATGCTGCTGCTAGTGACGACGATGATTTCAATTCTGGATTCAAGTCGTCATAACGTCATTCTTTTATAGGAGCCTCTCATGGGCCAGATGCAAACTTTCGGCTTGACCCCCGGCCGAATCAATAAGTTCAAGGGTCAGATTCTGAAGCACGCTGTACCGGTGGAAGTCCTCGCCAAAGGTGGCCGTCAGGTCAAGTTCCCGAAGAACAACTCGGACACGTATGTCGCCCGTCGTTGGGTGCCCTACGGTGCGACTACGACCAACCCGAACCAGTTCTTCCAGAACGCAACCGGCGACCGTGCAAACACGCTGGTCAATGCGCACCTGACTCAGGAAGGCGTGACCGTGCTGCCCGAGTCCATCACTCCGATGGACATCTCTGTCGTCATGCAGCAGTATTCCTGCCTGTATGGCTTCAGCGACAAGACCTACGACCTGTACGAGGATGACATCCCACAGGCCATGCAGGAGCAGATCGGCGAGCGTGTTGCACTGGTGAACGAGATGATCGTTTATGGCATCGTCAAGGCCAGTACCAATCAGTGGTACGGCGGCACCGGTACCAGCCGCGCGACCGTCAACGGCAAGCTCACGCTGCCGCTGATCCGCAAGATCGTCAAGTCCCTGCAGGCGAACCACGGCAAGAGCGTGACGCGCGTGCTGTCGGCTTCCAACCAGTACGGCACCGACGCTGTGGCCTCCGGCTTCATCGTGTATTGCCATACCGATCTGGAACCGGACATTCGCGATCTGCCCGGCTTCACCCCTGTCGAGAAGTATGCCAGCGGCACGCCGATGGCAAACGAAGTCGGCAAGTGCGAACGCTTCCGCTTTGTCACATCGCCTGACCTGCCGTCCTATCAGGACGCTGGTGCGGCAATCGGCACGCTCGGCCTGTACTCGACGACCGGCTCCAGCATCGACGTGTATCCGCTGATCGTGGCTGCCGAAGATGCATGGTCGCAAGTCGCGGTGCGCGGCAAGGAGTCTCTCGATCCGACCTTCCTGCCGCCCGGCCAGAAGTCGAAGAGCGATCCCTTCGGTCAGCGTGGCTACGCCGGCACGATCTGGTGGAAGGCAGCGATGGTCGAGAACTACGGCTGGCTGGCTGTCGCCAACGTTGGCGTGACCAACCTGTAAGCCATAGGGGCCGGCTAGTTCAGCGGCTCCGTTCAAGGAGATCATTATGCAAAACACAGTTGCACAACAACTCGCCGCCGTTGCGGCCAGCGGTGACCGGGAGGCTCTTCGCCCCTTGCTCAACGCGCTGGCCGATCGGATGTCGAGTCAGGCGCTTGCTACTGCCGGCCTTGTCATCAAGGCCGGTGGCGGTGTGCTTGCCAAAGTCGGTGCTACCGATTTTCAAGCCGTCGCCAATGGCAAGCATGTCACGATCGCTGCCTCGACGGACATGCCCGCACTTACCGGTCTTTCGATCGGCGCAGGCAAGTTCAACGTTGCTGTTTTCTATGTCGATTCGGCGGGTACCAAGACCGTTGGCTTCGGCACTGAGGGCGCTACGGCGGCTGCGGTCAAGTTTCCGCAAACACCCGAGGGTAAGGCCATCATCGGTTATCTGATGATTACCTATGCTTCAGCATTCACAGGCAACTCGACGGCGCTTGATACCGCAACGACGATTTATGTCAGTCCGGTAGGCGCATTCGATCCGAGCATTTCGCTCGGCTAACTCTACACAACGAAAGGAACAAGCACCATGGATAATCTTCAGCAAACCCCGCTGACTGCGATGCTCACCAAGGCAGGTCTGGCTGTCGGTACTACCACGACCACCACGACCACCAATGCGCTCGTCATGTACTACAGCATCAAGGGCAAGATGTACACCTTCACGGGTGCCAGCAACGGCGCGACGCCGACGACTGACGCAGTGACCGGTGCCGCATTCCTGCCGATCGCTGTCAACAAGGCCGGCGTATTCGTCTGGTGTCTCGACACCAGCGCAGCACTCAAGGTCGTGCAGGGTCAGATCGTGGATTACTCGGACGCTGGTGTGTTTGCCAACGCTCCGCAGTTCCCCGGCATTCCCGACACGCTTTGCCCGATTGGCTATCAGTTGACGAAGGTCATCTCGACCGGTTCGGCATGGACGATGGGTGTCAGCAATCAAGCCTCACAGACCGGCATCACGAAGGTTCTGGTGGATTGCATGACCCTGCCTGACCGTCCGCAAGTGGCCTAACACCACAGCCCCTTGGCAACAGGGGGTTGTCCTGTACCAACCACACAAGGAGTATCACATGCAAGAACTTGCTCATACCGCCGACATGGAAGTCGGCCAGCAAACTGCCGGCAATTTCATTCTTCCGCCGCTTGACATGCCGATCGATCGCGAATCGATTGCGATCGAGCCGGTCGTATCGTCGCTGACTAAGAACGACTTTGCCGAAATGATGTTCATGGAAGAACTGGTCAAGATTCGCGTCGAGCCGCTGAACGAAAAGAATCCGCGCAAGATGATCGACCTCTATGTCAATGGCAAGGCCGAGTGGGTACCAGTCGGTCGTCCGTGGATCATGCGCCGCAAGTACGTTGAGGTGCTGGCCCGCTCGAAACCGATGAGCGTACAGACCAAACACGAGTCGGCCGAAGAGTCGCTCAACCCGCAGAACGAAGTTATCCGCACGACCTCTTCGCAGTTTCCGTTCTCGGTTCTGGAAGACACGCAGCGCGGCATCGAGTGGCTCAATCGATTGATGGCCGAGGGTTAATGCAATGGCACGCACGCACGGGATGACAGATTCTGTTGAATACAGGGCGTGGAATAACATGAAAAATAGATGTTCCAATCCTAACGTGCGTGCATACCCTCATTATGGAGGTCGTGGTATTTCGGTCTGTCAAGAATGGATCGATTCCTTTTCGACCTTCCTATCACATATGGGGTTGTGTCCATCCGGCTACTCGTTAGAACGACTTGATGTAAACGGCAACTACTCACCGTGGAATTGCGTATGGATTCCGTTGTCTCAGCAAGGACGAAACAAAAGAAATGTGCGTGTTGTTGATGGTGAAACAATGCGCGAAATAAGTGCACGCTCAGGTATCAAATACGATACTGTTCATTACAGACTGACTCACGGTATTGCGTTAAACAAAGAGGTCGGTCGCGCCCCTCGCATTACGTTTTCTGGAAAAACGATGACACAAGCTGAATGGGCTGATGAGCTAGGTCTTGCCAGAAGTACAATTTCGATGCGCATCAAACGTGGTCTGTCGATTGAACAGGTGCTTACACCATGACACTTTTACAGTTATGCAACCGTCTGATCGCCGAGGCAGGAATTACGGCGCAGCCGATGACGACCACCGTCAATCAAACGGGCGAGTTGGGGAGAGTTGTCAACTGGATTCAGCAGGCGTGGCTCGACATCCAGTCAGCCCATACGACGTGGCGGTGGATGCGCAAGTCGGCAACCATCGTCACTGTCGCCGGTCAGTCTGGTGCTTACACGGCAGTGGCAAATGACGTGGCAACATGGACACTTGATGCTGCACGGAACTACGTGACATCGCAGGGTCTGACCACAGAAATCTTTATGAACTTCGTCGAGTACGACGACTTTCGCAATTCCTACCTGTACGGGGCGCTACGGTACGCACAGTCCCGCCCGCTGGTCTTCACGATAAATCCAGACAACACGTTGTCATTCGGCCCTGTACCGAACGGCGACCATACCGTGACGAACGACTACTACAAGAAACCTGCCGAGTTGTCCGGTGATAGCGCAGAGCCCGACATGCCCGCGACGTTCCACATGGGTATCGTGTGGCGGGCGCTGATGTTCTACGGTGGCTATGAGGCTGCCGGCGAAGCGTATAACCGGGGCATGAACGAATACGGCATCGTCCTCGACAAGCTCGAAGTCAATCAGTTGCCGATGATCCAGATGGGAGGACCGTTGGCATGAAGCCGATGGACATGCCTCGCGTGATGTACGAGATGATCGCCCTCAAGGGTGGTCTTGACCTCGTCACGCCTACGCTGTCCTTGAAGCCCGGTGTCGCCCGCGATGCACTCAACTATGAGTGCAACGTCACAGGTGGCTACACCCGCATTGCCGGCTACGAACGATTCGACGGCCACACCTCGCCGTCTACTGCGGTCTATACCATCCTTGGCGTTACGATGGGCGGTAGTGTCAGCCTTGGCGATACGATCAACGGGCAGACCTCTGGAACGACCGGCGTGCTCCTCGCAACACCAACCGGACAGCTTGTGTTGACTGCGACGACTGGTGCCTTCACCAACGGCGAGAACTTGCGTGTAGGTATAACCGTCGTTGCGGTGTGCAACAGCACGATCGGCCAGAGCGGAACGGCATCGCTCGCTGCTGCATACAGCGCGTTGGCTGCCAATACATATCGTGCTGCAATCTCCCGCCCAACCGGATCAGGTCCGGTGCGTGGCGTCGTGCAGTACGGCAGCAGCGTCTATGCCTTCCGCAACAATGCAGGTGGTACGGCCGTTGATATCTGGAAGTCGAGCGCGGCAGGATGGGTCGCCGTGCCGTTCTACAAGACCGTCAGTTTTACGGTTGGTGGCACAGCTACACCTGTCGATGGCGAGACGCTTACGCAGGGTGCCGTAACAGCTACGGTCAAGCGGGTCTGCAAGCAATCCGGTGCGTGGTCAGGAACGGCCGCTGGCACGTTTGTTATCACGACGCCTAGCGGTGGTGGCGGAAACTTCGCGGCAGGCGCTGCAACCCTCTCTGGTGGTGCCACAGTAACGCTTTCCGGCGTGCAGACTACCATTGGTCTTGCACCGAGCGGGCACTTCGAGTTTGTATCTGGCAACTTCGGCGGTGCTGCCGGGCAGACCCGTATCTACGGATGCGATGGGATCAACAAGGCCTTCGAGTTCGACGGTGACGTTCTGGCTCCTATCACGACGGGAATGCCGAGCGATGCGCCGAAGCATATCGCCGTGTTCAAGAATCATCTGTTCCTTGCATTCGTTGCCAGTCTGCAGAACAGCGCAATTGGTGATCCGTTCGGATGGACGGCAATTCTTGGTGCGGCTGAAATATCAGCCAGCGAACGAATTACCAATCTGATCCTGTTGCCCGGCTCACAGAGTGGCGGGGCATTGCTGGTGCAGACCCGTAACAACACGCTCATCTTGTACGGCTCCTCGACAGCGGACTTTAACCTTGTCACGTACAACAATGGCGTCGGCGCACTGGACTACACGGCCGCCAACATGGCTGGTGTTTATTCGCTGGACGATCGCGGCATCATGGGGCTCAACGCGACACTGGCATACGGCAACTTCGATCAGGCGTCGCTGTCTGCAAACATCCGTCCGTTTATCGTCAGCAACCGGCAGTTCGGTCAGGCGTGCTGCGCCAATCGTGAGCGCAGCCAGTACCGTCTGTTCTTCTCCAACGGCTACGGGTTGTATGCCACTATCATTAACGACAAATTCATCGGATCGTTGCCTGTTTATTTCCCTGATCCGGTGTTCTGCACGTGGGAAGGCGAAGACAGTAGTGGCAATGAGGTCACGTACTTCGGATCGAACGACGGCTATGTGCATCAGCTTGACGTAGGCACCAGCTTTGACGGAACGGCGATCAATTCTTATATCACTCTCAACTACGATGCGATCCGTGGGCCGCGCCTCATCAAGCGGTTCCGCAAGGCGTCGGCGGAAATCACCGGCTCGACGTATGCGCCGCTCACCGTCAGCTATTCGCTCGGGTACGGAAAGACCGACATCGCTCCGCAGGCGCAGGTCAACTACGCCTCGAACTTCACAGTCGGTAATTGGGACAGCGGTTTGTTTTGGGATAGCGGTTTGGTGTGGGACGGACAGACGTTAATGCCAAGCGAGATTGAATTGATGGGGTCTGCCGAAAACATCGCAATGACGTTTGCAAACAATACCGATTACACCGGGCAATTCACGATCAACAGTCTGATCATTCACTACACCCCGAGACGAGGGCTACGATAATGTCAAACGATTTCTTTAATGCGAGCGGGACTCCGGCGCAAAGCAGTTCGATCGTGTCGCCAAACGTGCGTGCTGAGTTTGCCGCGATCGGTGCCGGGTTCGACAAGCTGCCGGCGCTGACCGGCAATGCTTACGAGATTACGTACATCAATGCGTCCGGCACGGCAATGGCATCGGTCGGCGGCGATGGCTTGTTGAAGTTGAGCACGACCGGTGTTCCGAGTGTTGCTGTGGCTGGTACGGATTATGTTACGTCGGTAGAGGCGTCAATCACTGCGGCATCTGCGGCTGCAATTGCTGACACGGACAACGTATCGTTCGTGCAAACGTCAGTTGCCGGTGCGTTGAAGAAGCTGACGTGGGCGAACATCAAGGCGACGATCTTCGCCGCATGGGGCGCGCTGACCACAGCCGGCACCAGCAAGACCACGCCGGTTGATGCCGATTCGGTAGCGATCTGCGACAGCGCGGCCTCGGATGCGACCAAGAAGCTGACTTGGGCGAACATCAAGGCGACGATCTTCGCCGCATGGGGCGCGCTGACCACAGCCGGCACCAGCAAGACCACGCCGGTTGATGCCGATTCGGTAGCGATCTGCGACAGCGCGGCCTCGGCTGCGACCAAGAAGCTGACTTGGGCGAACCTGAAAGCAACGCTGGTTGCCACCATCCATACATGGACGGCGAAGCAAATCTTCACCGGCACGATGAAAGTCCAGCAAGCCCTCGAAAAGATCACGATCACTGCTGCCGCGCCAGCCGCCACACAGCACTTCGACTGGCTCACGCAGGCGATCCAATACTTCACCACAGCCGGCGCGAACAACTGGACGCTGAACGTGCGCGGCAACAGCGGCACGACGTTGGATTCGTTGATGGCGGTGGGCGAGTCGATCACGCTGACGGTGATGGCGACCATGACCGGGACGCCGTACTACGCCAGCGCCATGAACATTGACGGCAGCGCAGTGACGCCGAAGTGGGTAGGCGGAACAGCGCCGACTTCAGGCGATGCTTCCTGCATCAACCTCTACACCTACACCATCGTCAAGACAGCGACAGCGACCTTCACGGTCATCGCCTCCAAGGGAAAGACGACCTGACCATGCCGCTACTTTCACGTATTGGTGGGCAGAACCCGATTGCTCGGCATCTGAGCGGTGCGCCTGCGGCCCCCTCTATCAGCTATCGGGACGCCCCCGGAAGTGCGTCCGACCTCTCCACCTACACCTTCAGCGGCGTGAGCATTGGGACTGCCAGAGCGAATCGCCACGTTATTGTAGGGATCATGTCGCTTGCTGATAATCTTGGCGTAACAGGAATCTCGTCAGTCACAATCGGAGGCGTAACCGCGACTACTCAGGTAGCTGTCAATGACACGGCGACAGGGTCATTCTCTGCGTTGGTAATTGCTGCCGTCCCGACCGGGACGACAGGTGATGTTGTTGTCAATATGACGACAACGCAGGCGCGACTACGGATTGGCGTATGGGCTGCCTACGATCTAACTTCTCCGACTGCCGTGACAACCAACCAGTCAAACAATGCTAATCCGTCTGTCCTCAATATCAATACACAGGCCGGCGATATTGTTGTAGGAGTCGGCTTCAACAACACCGCATCATCGGTCTCATGGACTGGTGCAACGGAACGCTTCGACGCTTCGCTTGAAGGCGCCAATGAATCGGGTGCAGACCATGTAGCGACTACAGCAGAATCGCCTCGTACTCTCAGTCTGGCCTGGACATCTTATTCGCGGAACAGCGCAGTATCGGCGGCATGGCGATGAAAGTCCACCAGATCACCACCTGCGACGAAGGCATCACCAATCCGAAGCGCAGCACTTTCGGCATCACCTTCGCGCTGCGATGGGGCGACGTGCTGCATCCGCTCGGGTCTGAGGGCAACTGGTTCAAGGAACCCTACTTCACGAAGATGCTGCGGTTCTGTCTACCAATGGCAGCCCCTGTGCTGTGCTTTGTCGCATGGCTTATCGCGTTGGTGTTGCTGGCGGTAAACGTCGAGTGGTGGGCGCTGCTCGCGCTGCCGGCATACCTTCTGATCCCCGGTGCGTTTGTGTCGTGGAATTTGTTCGGCTGGCGCGGGTATCTCGGCGCGAAATTCTACGGGGCAGATGCTCCTGAGTACAAGAACTGGATGGCCGCAGAAGACGTCTACGAAGGCTCGCAGGCTATTCAGTTTTCAGGCCGCCTGAAGATCGGGGATTGATGATGGATCACCGCCAGCGGTGCATCGAGGATGACGAGGGCGAGCGAGAGCTTGTTCTGAGGGGCTGACATTGGGTGCCGTCAAATTAACTGGTTTCGGCGGGGTCGTTCCAAGGACTTCGGAGCGACCGATCCCCGGAGTCACGCGAGACCTCACCCTGAGCCAAAAGTGCAAGCGGCTGCGCAGAGACGACATGGGCTGGCGCGGAGATGTGGCTGTGTATTTGTGCGAGCACTGGCTGAACCCGTTCGACCTAGATCACTGTTGATGGATCACAAGCGATACAATTCTCAATAGGAGACTGACAAATGGCAAACAACATTATCCCCGGCATGATCGACGCGCCTGTCATACCGGCAGTCAATGCCGTACCCGGCACCGTCGCCAATACGGACGGCACGACCTTTCCTGCCGTCACCCCGCCTGTCGGTCAGGCTGCCACGTACAACTCGGCACAGCGCACCGTCGATCCGACGAAGGAAACTGTCGCCGGTCAGATGAAAGGCTTGATCGACGAGAACTCGCCGACAATGCAGATGGCCCGCACCAGCGCGAACCAGCAGATGAACTCGCGCGGCCTGTTCAATTCGTCTCTCGCGGTGACGGCCAGTGACCAAGCAGCATACGCGGCTGCGCTGCCAATCGCACAGGCTGACGCGTCGGTCTATGACACGAATGCAAAGCAAAACCTCGCGTACCAGAACGAGGCGCTCAAGACCAACACGGCCGGCATCAACGATATGACAGGCAAAAATCTGTCAGCAACCGTCGATGCGATGAAGTCAAACATGGACGCGGCAATGAAGACGCAGCTTGCCACAATCGAAGCTGACTACAAGACGACCATGCAGAACTCGGCAACGGCCAGCGAGATGTATAAGCAGACCGTAAAAAATATTTCGGACATTCAGGCGAACAAGGATATGACACTGGCAGCAAAGCAGGCTGCGGTCGATAACCAGTTCTACCTGATGAAGCAGGGCTTCGAGATTGCCGGCGCGATCGGTAACATGAATCTCGGCGAGTTGCTTAACTTCAGTGCGGCACCGGCTGTCGTGTGATGGACGACCTGCTGTGGTCGCAGGTGTCGGGCTTTTTGTTTTGCACGAAGGAAGAGTATCTGCAGGCGCTGTCCAGTTTTACCCGACATGCAGTTGTACGTGACGGGGTGTTGATCGGAGTCGTGCTGATCCGGGGCAACGAGATTCACGTAGCATGGACACCGGGGATGGCAGGAACGCGACGGTTGTTGCTGAAGCATCTCGGTGGGCTGATTGAGCAATACGGGCATGCGGTAACTCGTGTCCCGACGTGGCGAACGGCAAGTCAGGAGTTTGTTGCACGGTTAGGGTTTGTTGAGTCAGGTCGTGACACCAACGACATTTACTATCGGATCGAAAGGATGAACCATGTTTAAGAAAACCTACCTGTCACGCGCCATGACGCGAGCATGGTCACTTGACGCACCGATAGGTGATCCGTTCGGCGGTCCTGCGTTTGGTGAGCGCAATGAGCCGGTAACTGCGTTCTTTGCGGTGGCAACAGCCTTTGAAACGATCGCGGCCATCGGTGCGGTTGTCAGCGTCGTCGGTATGGTGACGGGCAATTCCGACCTTGCAAAGATCGGCGGCGTCATGGGACTTGTCGGTGGTTTCGGCACGATGGCGCAGGGTGGTATGTTTGGCGAGGGGCTCAAGTCATGGGCTGGTGAAGTCAATACATCATGGGCATCATCTACGTCAAGCAACATCAGTTCGGCGGCGATACCTGCTGACGGTGCCACGATGGTCGATGGTATGACATCCAGTCAAGTTGCCGACATGAGCGCACCTGTCGATGCTGGCAGTCTCAATCTGGCAGATGCCGCGTCTGTCAATACAGCAGCGCCCGGTTTGATCGAACAACCGACACTAGGTGTCGATGGCGTCGTTACCGGTCCCGATACAGGGCCGACCATGTTGGCTGCTGATGGTTCGGCGGCCGGCGCATCGCCACTTGCTGACACGGCAGCCGCAGCAGGTCCGTCATCCAATTCTGCACTCAATATCGCATCGGCAGGTGAGCCCGTCAATGCGATGTCAGCGGCTGCGCAGCAAGGTGGTAATTTAAGTGCTGTCAAGGCTGCTGCCAGCACCGGCATCGACACGGGTGCCAGTCTGTTCGACAAGATTCTGAAATTCGGCAAAGAGAATAAAGAACTGTCGCAGGTTGCGCTGACGGGTATTGCCGGCATGTACCAGTCGTCCGAAAAAGCTGACGCATTGAAGGCATCCACCAATGCAAGCAACTCGACGGCGGCACTGTACGATGCACGCACTGCCGAGATGCAGGCACAGGCAGCCAATGCCAATGCAATACCGTCGGTGCGTGGCATACAGGCCACCGGTGCGTCGCCGTACAAACAAACGCCGGTCACAGCATCCGGCGTTCGGCCGGCAGGGTTAATTCAATCAAGGAGCATGTGATGGGACTTATCGACGAAGGCACTGCAGCCGAAGATGTAATCGCAAAGACTCGTGCCGCCTTCGAGCAGAAGGTGCCGGCAGATCAGCAAGCAGCGTTGCAGCGGATCGTTCTGGCGGGCCAGAAGATTCTGTACGACAAGACGACCAACAGCGTCGTCGAGAAGCGGCTGCAATCGTCCGACAATCCTGCAGAGGCTGCAGGTGCCGGCGCTGCCGAGTTGTTGAGCGTGCTCATGCGCGAGAGTCGCGGCACGCTGCCAAAGGCGCTCATCGGGCCGGCAACCGGTGTCTTGCTGACTGAGATTCTCGACTACATGAAACAGACGGGTCGTATCGAAGGATCGGCCGCCGATCTGGAAACCGCGACTCGGGCCATGTCGGAAACTGTGATGAAGGGTTCTGGCGGAAACTTCGACCAGATTCTCGGCAAGACCTCGGAGGCGATGAAAGACCCCGCTATCGCCGCCAAGATGCAGCAACACATGCAAGGAGCATAACATGCCTTGGGACTTTGGAGCAGGTGTAGCAGCGGCGGCCGGTGCTGGTGCCGGTCTTATCGGCGACTCGATCAAGCGCGAGCGAAATCTGGAAGACGCGACAAACCTTGAGGCATTGAAGTCGAAGGTCGAACAGGAGAAGCAGGCGCGTATTGCCGATATCGTTCGGGGTGTGTCTCGCACCAAGGATGTGCCGATATCGGGTCCGACCGAAGACGGCTCGTCGCTCGGTACGATGCAGCAACCGAAGGCCGAGCACGAGTACAGTCGTGAGGTTGGTGATGCGCTGACGCAGAAGGGCTTGATCACCGACGCCGGTAAATTCTACGATCGTGCCGATCGGCACGAGGACAAGACGGAGCGGCGCGATACGGCCGCTGCCGCGCAGAAGTCTGCCGACGAGAAGTGGAAGACTACCGAAGCTCGACAGGACAAGGTGTGGGAAGAAACCGTTCGTCATAACAAGGCACTGGAAGCTAAGGCTGGTGCAGAACGTATCAGTCCGGCCGCACGGGCGCAACTTGAAATGGCATCGACATATGTGAGTTCTGCACATAGAGCCGAAGCTGAAGCAGCGAAGGCGTTCGATGCTGTTCGCAAGAACGTAGCTGCCGATCCTGCACAACTGGCCGCCGCTGAATCTGAATACAAGTTGAGCAAGGCAGCTACCGCGAGTGCACTCAAGCAATACGATCAGATCGGTGCCGCCCATTTCGGCGATAAATGGAAGAAGGTCGAGACGGCGGCTGCGCCGGCTGCTGGTGGTGCGCCACAGGATGTACGTGTCGGCGGCAAGGTGATCGGGCAGGCTACAACCCGCGCAGAAGCTGACGCACTGGTTGCTGCTCATAAAGCTGGCAAGAAGCCTGCTGCCGCAGCCCCTACACAGAAACCGGCATTTACAGGTGTAACAGCCAACCTCCTTCAGCCCGAGTACGGTAAAAACGGTATGATTCAAACGCGCGAAACACTGTAGCACCCCTTTAACCTCCTGTTAGGAGAGGCCAAAAATGGCTTTTGATTACGACGATAACGGAGCACCTGTTGGTGCGGCCGTCAATGGCGGATTTGACTATGACGAATCTGGCAACCCTGTATCTGCCGACAAACCGGCAGAACGCACCTTCGGCGGAACCGTAAAAGACATCGGTATATCCGCACTAAAGTCTGCAATCTCAGTACCGGAAGCAGCAGTCGGTCTTGCTGACATTCCCACTGGCGGTGCGGTCGGCAATCTGGTTGAAAGCGCAGGCGTCAGATTCAAAGAAGCCAAGCGTATTCTCGACGAAGAACTATCGCCGGCACAACAAGCGGCAAATCGTCGAGTCGATCAAGCGGACGGTTTCTTCCCGACGATCGGTGCGCTGCTTGCAAATCCTAGCGTCATCGCGCACGGCGCAATTGAATCGCTCGGGTCGATGGGCGCAGGCGGCGTCGTCGGTCGTGGTGTAGTTGCTGCCGCGCCGAAGGTCGCTCCGTGGATTGCGGCTGCGATCGGCGAAGGTTCGATCACGGCAGGCTCTATGGCTGAGAGCACTCGCCAGACAACCGGCGATCTGACCGCCGCACAGTCTGCTATGTCCATTGCATCTGGTATCGGCACAGGTGCGCTCGGTGCCATCGGTGGTCGTCTTGCAAAACGCCTCGGCGTTGATGACGTTGATACGATGCTGGTCAAAGGCATCGCCGCTGATGCAAGCGAGGACGCGGCCGTTGCGACTGTCAAGAAAGGTATCGTTCGTCGCATCCTTGAAGGCGGATTGAGCGAAGGTGTCTTTGAAGAACTGCCGCAGTCTGCGCAAGAACAGGTGTGGCAGAACGCAGCGCTCGGCAAACCGCTGATGGAAGGTGTTGATAAGGCTGCGGCGCAAGGCATGCTCGTCGGCGCAGCAATGGGCGGTGGTGGCAATCTGCTCGGATCGCTCGCACGTCCCGCACCCACCGTCGACGACATTGCCGCCGCACCGACCACTGACGATGCCATTGCTGCTGCAGATGCCGCGCTTGCTGCACCGATCGATACGCTCGCACCGGCAATCGATGCGTTCAAGAGCGAATGGTCTGACGAGGCTGCACGTGTGCCGGCAGACAGCGCGATACCGATGGTCGGCATGCCCGAGCAGCCGACTGCCGCACAGCCTGTCGAGCAGCCGGTCGCTACCGCACCTATCATCGTCACACCAGATCGCCCTGCTGGTCCCGCACTGATCGCACTGGCTGAACAGCTTGCGATCCTTCCGGCCGGGGAACAGACCAAGGCGTTGATGCGTCTCGATGCCGACATGCGCCAGCGCGTCGTACAGACGATGCGTGCGCTCGATCCTGCCGTTCCGTCCGGTATCGTCACGCCTGACGCTGGTGTGCAGCCCGGTCAGGGTGAAGCGGCGCGTATCACCAACGAAGCCACGGTAGCCGCCAGCAGCGTGCAACCAGTGGCAGGTACTGCCGTGACGAACGTGCCAGCCTACACGCAACGTGCCGCGCAGGAGATCGTCAGCAAAGACCCGTCGCAGGAGATGCGTCCGCACCGCGAGGTTGCTGGTCGCTTCGAGGTGGTGCCTGTTATCAGCGCAGCAGGCCCGGCCCGTGGGGTGTTTTCGACACAACCGGCCGTAACCGAGCAGCAACGTCTCACTGACGAAGAATCACCTGCTACGGCAATGCCCGCCGCACCTGCTGCGCGCCTCGCTGTGCCGGCCGCGCCGCTCACCGCAGAGCAGACTGCCGCCAACCAAGCTGCGGCCGATGCGGAGCGTTCTAGCCAGCCGCGACCGATCTTCGGACCGCAGAGCCAGCTACGGAGCGAAACCGGGCCGGACATCAAGGGTGAGAAGGTCACACGCAACATGCGCAAGGTGCTTGTGCTGATGGGTCGGATCACCGGTACGAAGGTTGTCTTCGAGTTCGCACCGGGCAGCAGCGATGGTGCCGTACCGAATCGGTCGGAGAACACGGTACATATCAACACGGCCGCACAGATCAATCCGATGCAGGTCATGGGCCATGAGGTCACGCACGTCCTGCGCGATCGGCACGCAAAGGCATGGGCGTCGGTGCGTGATGCGCTGGTTGCCACGATGCCGGACAAGCGCAAGGCGCTGGACGCATTCGCCTCTGACTATTGGGGCGGCAATGCTGAGAATAAAGCCAAGCTCGCAGCAGCCCGTGCCATGCCAGACTGGTCGGCGGCGCTCACACCCGAACAGAAAGAGTTGTTCCATACCAGCGAAACCGTCGAAGCGTTCCTGCTGGACGAGATGGTGTCCGACCTTGGCGGTCAGCACTGGTCGGATGAGAAGTTCTGGCTCGACGTGTTCGCAAAGATCGAGAAGCAGGAGGGCGATAAAGCTCGCGGCATCATCGAACGGATGGTGATGGCGATACGCGAGACGCTCGGCAAGTTTCTCGCTGTCGTCAGTGCGCAGAAACAAGGCGACTACGCGACCATCTCGCCCGAGCAGATCGAAGCGACCCGTGACGCAATCAGCAGCGCGTATGCTGCTTTTATCCGTGGCGAGCGTACTGTCGAGCCGGATCAGGGTGAGCACACCACGGAGCATCGGATCAATACGTCGCGGACGCACAGCCGCTCGCAGGGTGGTGAGGGTGAGCCCGCTGTGCTAGAGACAGATGACGAACTGTCGGACGCACGGGCTCGTGAGCTTGCTGCGCTGTCGCCTGCGCGTGTCAAACGTGACCAGCGCCTGTTCTTTGAGGTCGCACCGAAACCGAATGAAGCTGCCGCGTGGAACAAACTCAGCGACAAGCAGCAACGTGCTGTCAGCGAGGATATAAAGTCTCGCGTGATACCGGGTCTGCTGAAAGACCTTGGCGTTACCGGAACTATCCGACCGCAGCTTGGCGGCTGGATGGAAGATACGAATCCGTCGTTCGCGCTGGTTGTAACACGTGGCGATCCTGCCGTTGCTGCACGCGCGGTCGGCTATGTGCTTGATCAGGAAGCGGTATATGCGCTCGGATTAAAGCCCTTTACAGGTGGTGAAAAGACCGGCATAATCCATTTCAATATTGATTCGTCTGACCGTGCGCTGGTGCATAAGATTTACACACAGATCAGGGCGCTGGACAGCGATGCAATATCAGGGCATTCGACACTGGACAACGAGATGTATATCGGTCTGCCTGTCGAACGCATGAATCAGTTGGAGCAACAAGTCGTGTCCATTCTGGACAAGGCAGGCGTCGCTACCGTCTATTTCGACGAAGGCTTCGGCGCAATGATAGGAGAGAACGATTATGGTATGCAAAGTGATCAGGGGTCTTCCGCCAGACTGCGCGCTCAAGCGCGGGACGTTAATCAGTGGCGTGATGAAGCCCGCAAGCTCCGAGGCCGATCCGATGCAGCCGGCGATCGATCAGATCGAACAGGCGTTGCGCGCAAGAGCGAACAGCGCCCTAGCTACGGCGAAGGAAGCGGCGAGCAAGTCGTCGGAGTCCACTACTCCCGACAGCAGCGAGACACCCTAAGTAGCGGGTTCTTCGGCACGGGCATGAAGGCCCAAGAACGGTTCCGTATTGCCGAAGCGAAAGACCCCCGCATCAAGAAACGGTTGTACTTCTATGCCAACACCGGCAAGGGCATCGCGCCCGAGTCGGATGTCGGGCACCACGCACATAGCGTCACGCTCAACAACGTCTATGACATGGACGTTGATCCAAAGCGTCTATACAAGCGCCTCGCTGAAGGCGATCCGTACCAGTCACCAGACAACCTGATGAACGACTTTGAGTCTGGTGTCATTGACGCCGGTTTCGACGGGTATATGACACGCGAGTTCGGCAAGGGTGGTGCTGTCGTGCTGCTCGGCGCTCACAGTGTGCCGGTGCAATACGAGGGGGAACGTGCGCGCCCTGACGTACCGACCATGCCTGCACCGAAGTTTAGCGACGAGCAGAAGCTACGGCGCAAACTGGCCGAGAACCGCGCACTGCCGGCCGGACAGATGACCGGGCTGGAATGGAAGCGCGCCCTGATGCGCGAGATGCCCGAGCTTGATCCGCGCTGGCTCGACAACAACAAGATGTACCGTCGCGACGAACTGATACCGCGCAGCGAGCCGGCACGTATGAGCGAGTCCCGTCCCGCTACATGGTGGTACTCCCCGCTCGCCCGTCAGGCCGACGCTGCACAGATGAAGAAAGCGCCGGCATCGGGCTGGAAGTCGTGGCTCAAGTCGCTGGCAGCCAAGGGTGTCAAGCCGGATGAAATCAAGTGGTCCGGTATTGAGGAATGGCTCGACGCGCAGGGTGACGCGCAGGTCACACGCGAGCAGATGCAAGCGTATCTGTCCGAGTTCGGCGTGAAGATCGAAACCATACTGCGCGGCGAGCGTAGCCCGGTTACGGACACGACGCAGGATTCCGAAGATGAAGACTATGACATTGAACTGAATGTCGGTGATTGGGAGACGGACGATCCTGACGAGAACTGGCTGGCCGAGCGTGCGAATAATCGGTTCGATGAGGTTGTTGATGATCGCGTCGAGCAGTCGTGGGAAGACATTTACGACGACATAGAGCACGAAGCCCGCACACGGATAGAGGTCAATCTGCCTGACATTGCGGCCGACGTGCAGCGTCAGATGGGTGACATGTTCCCTGTCGATGAAACGCTGGTTGAGCAAGCCGCTCGTAGTATTGCGGCGGTACAGGTAGCCGGCGATACGTGGCAGGAATACACAGACGACAGCAACGACATGACCGACGAAGCGGTGCAGGCCGAAGCGGTCGATCGTGCGTTTGCCGTGCTGTCCGGTGATATGGACGCACTGGAAACCGAAGCCCGTCGTCGCGCACGTGCCGAGATTGACGACGACAAGCTACTGGAAGAACTGACCGATCAGGAACGCACGTGGTATTACGACGATTACGAATCGCCGCAGACGCGCGCTATCACGGTCGACGGCGTTGACGGTACGTTTTGGGATAGCACGTCGTATGGTGAGCGTCAGGTATATTATGACGGACGGGAACTGACCCTGCCGCGCCGTGCGGACGATGCCGACGTTGAAGGTGCGATCCGTCAGTACGTCATGGAGGAAGGTCTGGTTGCCGGTAGCTCTGGTGGCAGCGACTCGTTCCGTGCAACCAAGTGGGACGACTACGCGACCGACAAGAGCCGTGCGGTGCCGGGGTCGTATCGCGAAGTACAACTGACGCTGCCGGTCGGTGCGTTTGGTATGCCTAAGACACGTACCGTCGAGGGTGAGGCGTACAACTACTATGATGCCAAAGGCATGCTTGTCGGTTCGACGCTGATAGAAGAACGTGCGAAAGAATATTCAGACAATATGGGCGGTCGGTACGAGCGTGTGGATAACCGCACGCAGACTGAACGCATGTCGACCAAAGATTTTTACTACACGACGCACTGGAAGGAAGCAGATGTCATCGGCCATGCCAGATGGGACGAGCATATCGACAGCGACGGCAAGCGCGTGCTGGTGCTGCAGGAAGTGCAGGGTGATTGGGGCCAGCAGCGGCGTGAGGGGTTGGAGGCGCAGGAGAAGGCTGAGAAACTGATTGCGCAGATCGATGCGAAGCGGCAGGAGGTAGCTGACGCACGTGTAGTGCTGGCCGACTTGTTGCCGGATGTAAACGGGTGGAACCGTGCTGACTGGCTGCAGGTGGAAAAACTAGGTTCGCAAGCACTTGCTGAAGTGTCGTCCGATGTAGCGGCGGCTGCTGACAAGCTGATGAAAGTCTACGGACAGAATAGCGACCTACAGCGCGAGTACGACAGCCTGCGCCGTGACACACCCGACGCCGCACCCTTCATTGAGAAGACCGCACAGTGGGCTGGTCTGGTAATGAAACGCATGATCGCGCATGCCATCGAGTACGGCTTCGACAAAGTGGTCTGGACGAGCGGTGCCCAACAGGTCGAGCGGTGGCGGTCGTCGCTGCGCAAGCAGGTCGATACGATCGCGTGGGAGAAGACCGCCGAGGGTATTCATATCGTCGCCAGCCAGAACG